TCTCCCCGGTGAAGCGGTTCTTCAAGATGCGGAGGGTTGTCACGTTGTTGATCGTGTAGACCTTGCCGTTGTAGGTGATCGTGTTGACGTTCTGCTGGTTGCGCTCCAGTCCGATCACGAAGTCGGAGAGCTGGGCGATGGCGTGAGAGCCACGAAGCTGGGCCAGCGCGGTCTCGGCCCCCTGCTCGTGCCCCTTGTCGCCGCTCGGGCGCTTCAGGTGCGAGATCAGGAAGATGCAGACGTTGCATTCCATGGCGAGCGCCTTGAGGGCGGTCATGGCGTTGTCGATCATCCGCCGCTCGTCGCCGTCCTCCTGACCGGAGATGACAATCGAGAGGTGGTCGATAACGATAAACCGGCACCCGCACCCCTTGGCGAGGTAGCGGACCTTGTTCAGCAGGTTCTCGATCTCGGTCGAGCCGAAGTGATCGTAGAGGAACAGCCGCCCGGTCCCGAGCGTGTTGTCGAAAGCCGCCTTGAACTCCTCCTCGGTCACCCCGGTTCGGCCGATATGGAGCGGCTTGTTGGCTGCGATGCCCATGAGGCCGAGCGCCGTGCGTTTGGTGCTCTCCTCCAGCATCATCATGCCCACGGTTTCGCCCATGGACAGAAGGTGGTGGGCGATCTCTCGGACCACCGCGGATTTACCGATGCCCGACCCTGCGGTGAGCGTGATCAGCTCGCCGAGGCGGACACCCCGCATCATGGTTTGAAGGCCGACGAAGGGTAGGCTCTGGGCGACCAGATCGTCCTCGGTGTTCACGAGGTCGAACATCTCCGCGCCGTTCACGATGCCGTCAGGGCGGACCACCTTGGCTTGCCAGATGGCGTCGATCAGCTCCTTGACCTTCCCGGACTTGAGCATTTCGTTCGCGTCTTTGTACGGAGCCGGGAGGACGGCCACCTTGCACCGGCCCGGGACGAACAGGTCGTAGCATTCCTTGACGGCTTCCTGCCCGGGTTCGTCCATGTCGAACATGAGGACGACTTCCTCGAACTCGTTGAGCCATTCGAGGTTCTTGCGGAGCGCCTTCTTCGCGCCCTTCGCTCCGGTCGGGACCGACACGACAGGCCACTTGTGACCCTGTGCCTGGCTGACGGAGATGGCGTCGATTTCGCCCTCGGTGATGACGATGCGTTTGCCGCCGCCCTTCCAGAGATGCTGACCGTAGAGCCCGACCTCCCCGGTATCCCCGAGGAAACGGAAGTCTTTCTTCTGGAAGCGCACCTTCTGCGCGGCGATTTGTTGATGAGCGTTTCGGTAGTTGAAGATGCGGACGACCTGTCCGCCTAGCTCAGAACGTGTGAAGCCCCATCTTTTGGCGCTTTCGAGTGTGATCCCACGGGATGGCCAATCGGTTGGCTCACCCACGGCGATCAGACCAAGGTCTTTCCTCTCACGAGGAGCCTCGTCTGTCTCTATCGATTTGTCTCCGGGTTCATAATGGTTACAGCCAAAGCAGTAGCCGTGGCCATCGCTGTATCGTGCGAGGTTGTTCCCCGAGCCGCACTTTGGGCATGGCTCGTGCTGCAGGAACTCGCTGTCGTCTTGGGTCAACGCGGTCGGTTAGCTTCGTACAGCTTCGCGTATTCGCCCCGGAGCTGGTGGGTCAGCTCTCGGAGGACCTGCGTCTCAAACTGCTTCATCGCAGCCTCGAACAGGCGTGGGTACTCTTCCTTGTGGAAAGGAGCAGAGGCCATCGTGACGACGGCTCGGCGTGGGTCGGGGTTCCAGCTCAGGCGGTAGTAGTCGGCCGTGCGGTACAGGTCCCGGCCAGCGTCGGCGGTGACCAGCCCGGGCGACACGTTGACCATGGTGCGTCTGGCGTATTCCTCCTCCAGCTCGGCCAGATGGACCTGCAAGGAGTGGCAGCGCTCTTGGTACTCGTGGATGGTCATGAGCAGCGCGGTGATGCGCTCCTCGTACCGGATGGACATCTCGACCACTTCCTCCCGGGTGTGCCGGGGAACGTAGCGATCGATCAGCTCCATCAGGGTCGGGCGTTTCTTCTCCGTCAAATCAGAGAACCGCCAGGACGGCCGCAACGAGGACCGCGACCAGCCAGACGAGAAGACCGAAAGCGACGAACGCCTTGGCAGCCGTGCTGACGAGGTACGGGGGCTTGCCATCGTGAACCGCCACGGTGAAGGCGATCAGCAGCCCGAGCACCAACACGAGGTAGCCAGAGACGACTGCGGTGTAGTCCGAGGTGAGGATCGCCAGAATGCCGACGATGGTGCCGAGGGTGAGGAAGAAGAGGTCTGCGACTTTCAGAGCCATGATGTGTCCTTGTTTAGGCTGAGGTCGATGAGGATCGGCAGGAGAGCGGAGGCCACGAGAGCCCCCGCCAACATGAGGTCGATCAGGCGGCGAGGAAGTCGGCGAACTTGGCGCGGAGCTTGGAGGCGCGTTCCCGGGCGGCGACGGCGTCGTCCTGCTGGTCGCGGAGTCGGTCGATCTTGGTGGCGATCTTCGTCAGCTTGGCCTGTTCAGCGGCCTCGACGGCTTCCAGCTCGGTCAGAGCGTTCGTGAACGTGGCGACGGCGTTGTCGGTGGACGGACGGAACGACAGGCGGAACTTGAACTTGATCATTTGGGGGTGCCTTTCTTGGCGGGTTTCTTGCGGAGGATTTGGGAGAGAGCTTCCAGCCTGACCGGGTCGTTGGGCTCAGCGAGCCATTCCTTGGGGATGACCTTGGCGGCGTATTGGAAGCCGTGCGTCTGACACCAAATGGCGTAGGTGGTCGTCGACTGCTTGGAGATGCGGGTGTTTGGGTTGGAGAAGACGAACCTGAGATCAAGCTGGGGATGCTGCTGCTTGATCAGGATATGCTTCTGCCGGTCTGCTGTGAGGAACCTGCCCTTGGTCTCGACCACAATGCCGTTAGGAAGGATGAAATCCGGCGTGTAGCGATGGAGGGTCGCTGGCTTCGTGTAGGTCATGTCGTACTCCTCGTACTGGACGGTGACCTTCCACTCTGTCAGAAACCGAGCGTTGACGTCTTCTAGGCCAGACCGGAACCCGTGGAGGGCTCCGACCTGTGCTTTCGTCTTCTTGACCGGCAACGATTAGAAGTCCGGGTTCTCTTCCTCGTCGCCGTCGCTCGAACCTTCGTCCGAGCCGGCGTCGTCGCCCTCGTCCTGGCTGTCGTTGGAACCGTCGTCTTCCTCGGGCTCCCAGCCGCCTTCTTCGGCTTCGATGCCGTATGCGGACGGATCGACGTTCTCACCGCCGCCGCTGTATTCGACGAGCTTGTAAATCTGCACCGCGACCGGCTGCAGCTGCATCGTCGGATTGCCGTCGTTGTCTTTGCCGAGGTAGATTTCGAAGGTCACGACGTATTCGGAGCCAGCGCCAACTCGAGCCTTCTTGACGACCTTGCCCGAGGCCGAGAACAGGACGGGCTTGCGATCCCAGAGGCGCATCTCGCCGCTCTTCTTGTCCTTGACCATGCGGTTCTTCGCGACGAAGTTGAAGATGACGAAGCCAGTTTCGCTTTCCTCGCCGGTGTCCTCGTCGGTCACCTTCTCGTAGTACCAACAGGGGTTCTTCTTGACCGGGAGCGGTTTGCCGAAGTGCGGCTTCGCGATCTCCTGCAGCTTCTGGATGAACGGCTTGGCTTCGGCGACCGGGAGCTTCAGCTTGGCCGAGTAGTTGCCGTGCGCGTTGTACTTCGTATCCGGGTTGTCGAGACGCGGGTAGACTGCGGAGCCCCGCGGGGAGCGGTACTTCGGGGTTTCTTTCTTTGCCATTGTGCAATTGTTCCTTTGGTGGAGAGGTTTAGGCGGAGTAACGCCGTTCGAGTTTGGCGACCACATAACCTTGGGCCGCGAGCGTTGCGTGGAGGGCGGTGTCGATCTGCTGGCCACGCTTCCAGAGCAGGATCGCTGCTTTCAGTTCGCGGGTCATTTGCCGAGCACCAGTTCGAGGGACTTGTCCATAGCGCCGATCACCTGTTCGACCGTCGCTTCGATGCCGTAGACATCTTTGAGCATCTTCGTCAGCGCGGCCTTGACGTCGACCGGATCGACCTTGACCGAGCGAGGGGCCTTGCGTTTGGCCTTCGGCTTGACGTGGATGGTGCCGACGCCGTCCATGACGTAAAGGTATTCACCAATGCTGCCGATCGGAACGGTCTCGCCGGGTTCGAAGCGGTTCAGCTGTTCCTGGGCCTTCTTGAACTCGTAGGCCGCCTCCGACATGAACGTATCGGGAGCGAAGAAGCGCTTGGACCCTCGGTCGTCGATCACTCCGACGCGCCCGGTGGTTTGGCCGATGCTGCGGATGACGTAGCGTTTTCCGGTGGTGATGATCCTGCCGTAGTAGTCGGAGTTGAAGTCCTTGGCAGCGACCACGGTCTGACCTGGGATGAACTTAGCCACGGAAGATTTCTCCCTTCATGTAGGCGTCGAGGGCGCGGAACTCGGTGCGCTTGCCTTCGGTGTCGTTGATGAGGTTCGTCGTCGCCGTGAAGGCTTCCTGAGCAGGAATACCAAGATGATCGGCGAGCGAGAGGAAGACGGCAGCTGCGGCCATCACTTGGATGTGCGCCGGATGGTCCTCCAAACCCATGAGGGTCTGCAGGGTGGCCATTGCGACGGCCTTCGGGTTGGCGTTGTTGAGGGCGTCTCGGTCAAGCCGTGGCATCGGGCCACCTTTCGTTGAGGATGAAGAACGTGATGATCATGAGGGTGATGAGGAGTGCGCCGGTCATGCGCGGGCCTTCTGGCGGCTGCGGAACCGAGCGCGGCGCTGTTCCTTCTTGCCGAAGTAGCCGGTGGTCTTAAGCCCTTCGATCAGGGCGCGGCGCAGTTCGTACCGCTCGGTCTTGTCCATGGCGGACATGTCGAAGGCGAGCCCGTTCGAAGCAACCGTGAGGCTGTTGTGGGAAGCGCCGAGGCGGATGGTGATACCTTGGTTCATTCTGAGAAATCCTTGGTGATGCTGTTTCGTAGGTGAAATCGCTACTGTTGACCCTATTTCTTCCACCCTCGCAATCTCTTCGCTGGTGGAGAGAATTAGGCGAAGAAGAAATCGGACTTCATGACCTGTTGAAGGTCGAGGGTTCCGTCTGGGGGAAGCTCGGGAAGATCGTCGGCGATCTCGGGGCATTGCTGCAGGACCTCATCCTTGAGGGCCCGAAGTGGTCGTGCTCGATACATGTCCACGAACACCCTGCGCAGGACCGTGTTCAGGAACGACGTGTCACAGGCGTGGGTGCCGTAGCTGTCATGGATCATCGCGAGGTTGGTGATCCCGGCCTCGGCAAGGTGGGCAGCGGTGAGGACCATGGCCGCTGCGTCCATGGAGTGTACGTAGTTGGGGCTGATGCTGGTCGACTGTTTTGAGCCATTGACCTGATCCGTCTCCTCGTAGTTGCTGAGCCTGACAATCGCGCCGTTGATGCGCGTCTTGATCAGTTTATGCTTGACCTCGGGATAGAGCTGGTAGGCGACGAAGCCGGACGGCGTCTGCCAGTAGAGGGGCTTGTTGGCCTTGGCGGATAGTCGGGCAGTCTTCTGGAGCCAGCCCATTGCGTCCTTGGCGGCAACCACAACGTCGCCGATGCTCTCCCAGACGAGGCTGGAAAGCCAAGAGATTGCTCGTTTGAGTTCGTCACCGAAGTTGTGCTCCTTGCCACCGTTGATCTTCTCCATGACGGCTTCCTCGACGTATTTGAGACACGACCGAGGCGTTCCGCCGTAAGGCAGGACCATGACAGGACGCTTGGTGATCTTGCGGTCCATGCCAAAGGCCAGCCAGCCATGAGCCCACCGCCCCAGTTCTTCCCGGGTCGGGCCCTTCTTTTTCTTGTCTTCCTGCTCGGGCTCATTCATTTCCACAAAGGGAACTTCTCCGATAGTGGAATTGATTAGACGCAGTTTCTCCATCACGCGGTCGGCAACCGCTTGGTAGATGTCCTGCGGCTTGTCTGCCGGGATCAGGTTCACCGCCCTGCCCCCGATGCTGTCGAGGAGCATGGCCGAGAAATGCTGCAGCCCGTTGCAGGAGCCGTCCTGGGCGATTGGTAGATGCGACCGGAACTCGCGCCCGTCGATCCCGCACTGGAGCATGTCGGCCCATTCGAAGCAGAACGCGAGGAAGCACCACGGCTTGTCAGCCTCGGTCCACCAGAGGTCGTTCAGCGGCGACAGAGCGCAGCGGACGATCTTGCTCGTGTTCTCCTCGACCCACGTCACGCGGTCATCGAATGCGACCTTGTCGACCCCGAAGGTGTTCGCCCCGTGGATCGCCAACCAGCGCCGCCCGTCGTTGCCCAGAGGCTTACCTTCGGCGAACCGGAGAAGCGCCTTGACGTTGTCCGAGCCCTGCGGGTTCAGCACCAGCGGGACCGGGTAGCCCCGACCACGGAAATCGAGGTTGTGCGGGAAGTAGATCGCGGCCTCGTCCTTGAAGCGTTCGGCCAGTTCGATCAGGCCGTGCTGGATCAGCCGGTCCTGCCGTCGCCGGTAGTTCGCCGCGTGTGCGTCCCGGGCATCCCACTTCCACTGACGCAGGGCATCTGGGTTCGTGTCGATGTCCCACGGCTTGGTGGGCATGTCGACATCCTTGAGCGGGACGGTCCCCGCGACACCGGAGCCAGCCTTGATCAACGCCTTCATGACGTCGAGGACTTGCCGGTTGATCTGCCAGGGCGTGTTCTGGATCGCGTTCAGCCCCTTGAGAACCATCGTCAGGTCCGATGCCATCAGAAGCTCTTTGTGCTCCTTCCGAGCCCGACGCACGAGGTCGAGCGGACGGACGGCATCCGAGTGGTAGCCGCCCCCGGTCAGCCCGGTCCATTCCTTGGGCGGGATCACGGTAGGCATCCAGTAGGGAAACATGAGTTCACCCCTGAGCAAGCTACTGTTGACCCAATCCGAGGCTTTCTCCGTCAGGAAGACCTGATGCTGGTCCTTGTAATGGCCGGTGAAGGCCGTCTGGTTCAGGCTGAACTCGATCAGGCCGGTGGCATTCGCGACGACCTCGACCATCTTGGAACCGAGGAGGACACAGTCGCTCCGGGTCCAGCGATCCCACGGGATGTTGTACTTGCCCATCGCGTAGATCAGGACCTTGCGCTTGTGCTGCTCGGTCGCGCCGTCGTCGTTCAGGTCCTTCTCCAGCCGAGCGAACATGCCCGGGTTCAGGATCGCGAAGCGCTCGAACCGCGCCTCGTTCTCCAGCGCCGACGCAATGTGGAGCGAGAGGTTGGTCAGGGGCGTGATCGTCTTCGACATCAGCCGCCCGAGGCAGGACTTGATCGCGATGAAGGCGACCACATCCGGGTTCATGTCTCGGATCAGCTTGGCGGCGACCGCCTTAGGGCCAGGACGACCGGAGTAGACCTCCTCGACGAACAGGCGGATCGCCTCGGATACGGCGTTGATGTCGCGCTTGATCAGCCATTGGACCGCCTTGGTCTCACCGCCGCGCTCCTGCTCGATCTCCTTATTGACGCGAGAGGCAAACCGGGCAGCGCCGAGGTTGCTCATGTCGATCTCCAGCTCGACCTGACGCTGAAATTCTTGGGGATGAACGCTCAATCGAGTCTCCTGCTGGTTGATATTCCTTTTCTGATTACCTGCCGACAAAGTATTGTGCAGAAACGCAAACGGGGCATCTCCATGGAATACGTTGTTAAGTTCGTTACGAACCCGGTTGTCGGCGTGGTTCTCTCGGTCGTCGGGATTGTTGGCGCGGTGGCGGTGCCGCTGTTCGACTATAAAATCAAGCACTTCAATCGGAAGCGTTACCTCAAATACTTGATCCACCGCATTAGGGTTATTCGCTTTGAGCTCTTTCAGCCGAAGGATGCTATGGTCGCTACTCTCGCCTCCAGAGCAGTCGGCGTGGTGGTGATTACCATTGCCGTGCTGGGCTTATGGCTCATCTCGAATATGCTTATGATCATGAAAGCCATGGCGCCCGAAAAAGTTACCCTTATTCACACCGTTTCTTTTTGGCTGACAGTTTGTTGCTCTATGGCGACGGCTTTTTTCCAAGGCAAGATGACTAAGATCTTTCTCCGGCAAACGGAGATACTCAGTCGACCAAAGGCATGCATCGCAAGCCTTCGAGACGAGGTCCTGACAAGTTCCAAGCGGCTCCTTCTTGAACCCCAAGAAGTCGAGGAGGTTTTGCGGACTTTGGACGAATTGGAGTGGGGGCTGCAGGATAAGCGCAAGAGTGATCTCACCCGCCCTGTGGAGATGGCTGAGCCCGAAACAGTCGCGAGTGGAACACCCGCTCCACGAGAGAGCGCCCACCCTGTGCAATGATGCGCCCTCTGTCCCAGACCGCGAAGTCTTCATGGCGCGAATGCCGGGTTAGCCGGTAGGAGCCTTCGGTCTGGAGGGTGAGAATTTCGGGTGAAGAGACGAACTGGGTCATCTTCCCTCCTTGACGATGTTCTTGTTCCGTTCCATTTCTCCGCAATGGCGATCTACATCGACACCATCGGCAAGGCATCGATCCACAAACTGATCGTGGTGGTGGAGTGCAAGACCTGCGGGAAACAGGCCCGCTTCCTCTCGAAAGATTTGGCGGGCGTCTACGGCCATTCCCGCGACCCGAGGACCCTGCCGTTCAAGTGCCAGAAGTGCGACACCTACGATTGCAGGATCATGATGGAGTTCCCCGATTTCGACCGGGTGCGGGAGAAGATTATCTGGAGACCGACGAAGGTGAAGGGCTAGGCCGAAAGCCCGTAGGCGTAATCACCCAGATCGTCCATGAGGACCGCGTCGGCGCGTTTGCCGGTGATGCTCGGAACCGACTTGACCTTGGGCCGGTTCAGGTCCGTGAGGTGCTGCAGATGGATCGACCGGAAGTCGTCACCGGGTTGCAGCAGGTAGATGAACTTGTGACCCCGCACCGTGAAGTGCACCTCGGTGAAGCCGCGAGGGATGCCGTAGTGGTCGGCGATGTAATGCGCCTCGACCTTGACGCCCCAAGGACCGGCACCGGGCTCCAGCGCGAGTGCCTCCCGGTAGCGGCGCTCCTCGTCGGCCTTCGCCGCCTGATGGACGGCTAGACGATCCAGCGCTTCGAACCGCATCAGTTGGTCGGAGCCTGGGTAGGAACCGGAGCCACGCTCGGGACCTGCTGCTGCTCGTCGTCGTTATCGAAGAGCCAATCGTAGATCGCCATCCCGGCGATGGTCCCGGTGATGCTGGAGAACAAGCCGCCACTCGACTTCTGCTGGACGATGGTCGTGTTGTTGACGGTCGTCGTCGGACGGTAGCTCGGGGCCGGTCGGTAGCTCGGCTTCGGTGCCGTGTAGGTGCGGCTGAACGAGGACTTCGTGCGGAACCCTCCCCCACCAAAACCACGGAACTTGGCGTCCGCCGCAGGGGCGACCGAGAGGGTCATGGCGAGGGCTGAAACGAGGGCGAGCGAGGGCTTCTTCATGGTCGATTTCCTTGTTTGTCACGGGATTTGTCGCAGGAGTGTCACAAACAGCGTTTGTCACATTCTTTCGTTACACTCGTGCAATGATTGGGGGAAAAGAAAAACCCTTAGATTTCCCAAGGGTTTAAGGTTAATTTTGAGATTGTTTACGGGGGTGTAACAGTTCCGGATCAGAACCTAAATCTGGCGTGTCTACCAATTTCACCATACCCGCGTTCAGACGACCGCACCGCCCAATCGCATTCCTCACAAGATCTCATCAGCGGAATGCCGCGGATATTCTTGGGCCA